AAAACATGCCAGATATATTGACGGCAAGGTGGTTTATGAAATTGGCGGCGTTGAAGTTAGCGCCGATAAAGTAAAAGAACATCTAACTGAGACTTTAGGGTTTTTGGTTGATGGTAGCGGTAACACTGGAAGCGGGGCTTCTGGTAGCAACAACGGCGGGGCCGTTACTAAAAAGTTCAGCGAGTATAGCGCTGGTGAATTGAAGGCTATTAAAGATTCAGACCCAGCAAAGTATGAGCAGATCAAATCGACAGCAGAACACCTGCAACGAAAATTTTAATCAAGGAGTCTCATAAATGAGCACAGTACAATTAGCTGACATTATTGATGTCACAATCTTTCAAGATTTGCCACCTGTAAATGACCCGGAAATGACCGCGTTTGTTCAGTCTGGTGTTGTAACTCGCACGCCTTTATTTGATGCGCTAGCAAGTGCAGCAGGTAAAACTGCCGAGCTTCCATTCTGGAATGACATCGACCCAACTGATGAAGCAAACCTTTCTAGCGACAATCCTGCAACTATTGCAGCGGCTGACAAGATCACTCAGGGTGAGCAAATCACGCGCAAAGCTTTCTTGAACAAAGGCTTATCAGCGTCCGACCTTGCTAGTGAGTTGGCAATGGGCCCAGAGGCTATGCAGCACATTCGCAACCGCGTTGATACATACTGGACTCGCCAATGGCAGCGCCGCTTAATCGCATCTGCTGATGGTGTTCTAGCTGATAACGTGGCTAATGATTCTGGTGACATGGTTCATGATGTTGCCTCAGAAACTATTGCAGGCCAGTCAGCCGCAACTCGCTTTAGCCGTGGCAACTTCACTGCCGCAGCATTTACCCTTGGCGATGCGTTTGAGAACACTGGCGCTATCGCTGTTCACTCTGCTATCTACAAACAGATGGTAGATGGTGACGACATTGATTTCATTCCAGACTCTCAAGGCCGCATGACTATCCCAACCTTTATGGGTAAGCGCGTTATTGTTGATGACGGTATGACTGTTACACCTGGCGCGACTGATGGTTTCAAATATACCACTGTGTTATTTGGTGAAGGTGCGTTCGGCTGGGGTGAAGGTATGCCTAAAGTTCCAGTTGAGCTGGAGCGCGAGGCGTCTCAAGGCAATGGTGGCGGTATCGAGACCTTGTGGACTCGTAAGACCAACATTATCCACCCTGCTGGTTTCCAGTCTACTGGCACACCTGCTGGCGACTCTTTCACGCTTGCTGAGCTTCGCTTGGCTACTTCGTGGTCGCGAGTTGTACCACGTAAGAACGTGCCTCTGGCATTTTTGGTAACCAATTAGGGAAGATATTACCATTGTAACTACCTTTCTTTTATAATAGAATGCTCCTGAGATTATATCGACGGAGCATTTTTTATGAGCACTATAAAAGTAGGTGACAGGTTCGGCTCGCTAGTTGTGTCCGAGTTAAGTCTTGGTAAAAGACAAAACGGCAAGCCTAAATATATGGCGCTGGCAATCTGTGATTGCGGTGGGTCGTCATTAGTTGAAAGGCACAACCTTACGGCAGGTAATACAAAGCAGTGCCAGTCGTGCGCCAGACTTTCTAGGGGGGAAGGCAGGCGCACTCATGGTAACTCAATGTCATTTAAAGACAGAGACCCTATTGGATATAACTGCTATACAAGATGGCAGTCAATGAAGCGTAGATGTAATAATCCAAATGACAAAAGGTTTCCTGATTATGGCGGTCGAGGTATATCTGTATGCTCTGATTGGCTCGATTCATACGAGTGCTTTCTGTCAGATATGGGGCTGCCTCCATCCAGCAAACATCAATTAGATAGGCGTGATAATAACGGAAATTACTGCAAGGAAAATTGCCGCTGGGTTACGCCAATTAATAACGCAAGAAACAAGCGAAACAATCGATTAATAGAAATAAATGGAGAAACAAAAACTCTTGCTGAATGGTCGGAGATTAGTGGTATTGAATATCACACCTTAAAGGCAAGAATAAATAGGGGCGTCTTACCAGAAAAAGCCATAAAAAACGGAAGGCTAAAAAGTAAGTATATTTACTCAACGCCTAATGGTGATTTCGATAGTTTGAGTGAAGTTGCCAAGTCGTATACAATGTCTATAAGCGGGGTTAATGGTAAGTTCAATAATCCTAAATTCAAGGAATGGGTGAAGCATGAAAGAACCTAAGTTAAATAAAGACGGCTTGCCAATCGGTGTGCCGGTATCGTTTGAAGTATTGCAGCGAACTCTAAAAAAACACAAAGAGGCGGAAAAAAATGGCAACGACTCAAAAACCAGAGTACGCAAAACCAGAAAGCCAAGCGTTTCAAGCGTATCTGAAGCAGAAGAAACGAAAGAAGCGTAAATCACAAGCTGAATAACTAGGGCCTTAGCATGTCACATATCCCGCCGTACACAATACAAGACTTTGGCCCTAGTGACCTAATGACCAGTGAGGCAGAAGGCGTTAGGCGGGTTAAGGTTAGCTCAGAGGACTTCATATTAGCCATATCTAAAGGTGTTGTTCCAGGACATAGAATCCAATACATTCACAGCTACGCTCCAGCAATAGGAACAACGGAGGAATTTATATGGCCTCTAAATGGTCAATATACGTTTAACGATACGCCTAGTAATCTATATCTAACAAGTAGTGATGCTGGAGATACTGGCTTTGTTTTCATACGTTGGATTGATGGAAACTATGATGAGCAGCAAGGCGTATATCAGCTCAATGGCCAGACTCCTGTATTAATAGGGGTAGGTCTTAGGGTTAATCAGTCCTTTACTGCTGGCGTAAGCCAAACTCTTGGTAATATTTATGTATCTAATGCCTTAACTCATTCATCTGGCGTTCCAACTCAGGCAACTACTGTCATGATGTATGAGCAGAAGACGCAAACCAGATCAATGGCTCTATACACTGTCCCAAGAGGACATACCGCATTCGGTCTGAGCGGTTACTTTAGTTCACCTAAAAACCGTGATAATGACTTTTTCTGGAATGTTAGAAGCCCACTGGGGCTGTTGCCGCCCATTAATACGAATGTGGTTAGCGTATATCAGACTACTACGGAGATTGATTTTAAGTTCACTTCGATTCCAGAAGAAACAGATGCTTGGTTCACCGCCAAGACTGAAACAGGCACTGGTCGGGTTAGTATCAGAATACCGGCCATTATTGTTGATAACAATTACCTATAGTTCATAATCTTGATGAATGTGGTATATTCACAATATAAATAACTGAGAGTTCATAAAATGGCGATTGTGGTAGAGGATGGTACAGGTTTAAATCCAGCGGCTAATAGTTATGTTAGCGAGGCTGAATTGACCACCTATGCAACTGATAGAGGGGTTACTCTAACTGGTTCTGCTGACCATCTTCTGCTGTTGTCAATGGATACTATCGAGACTAGAAGCTACCAAGGCTCTAAAACATCAAGCACTCAGCCGCTACAATGGCCGCGAACTGGTGTCGTAGTTGATGGCAGTTCTATTGCTAGTGACGAAATACCGCAAGACCTTAAAACCGCTCAGATCATAACTGCATTGTCGATTGACTCAGGGGTAAACCCAATGGGGACGACTGAGCCAGCAGTAAAGCGAAAGAAAGTCGATGTTATTGAGGTTGAATATCAAGACGGCGCAAGCTCTAAGAGTTATGACCCGAAAATAAACGCCTATTTAAAGCCTCTATTAACCTTTCATGGTGGCTTTTCTAACTTCTCGGTAAATCGCTTATGAGCTTCTATGCTGACATGGCCAAAACCGCTAGCGATATGCTTGCCGAGTTCGGGCAGCCTGTCACTTTCAACTATGAAACTGGCGGCACTTATGATCCAGTCTTGCAGGTTGAAACAGGCGCAGTAGCTCAGCAAATCATAGTCAATGCCTACCCGTCTAAGTTCATGCAAAGCGAAGTAAGTGACACTACTCTAAGTTCTGATATTAAGCTTGTCTGCGAAAAGACTAGCGTTAAGCCTGTCGCTGGATGGGAGTGTGTTTTAAATAGCGCAACCTATCGAGTCATGGACTCAGAGGCTATCGGATTGGCTGGCGATGAAGTTATCTATTATGTGCAGCTTAGGAAATAGTAATGGCTATAATTAATCAGAAAGAAATAAAGAAGATAAATCTATCAGGTGAAACTCTTGATGTTTATGCTTTCGCCAAAGACGGAAAAATGCTGCTTTGTGATTCTGATGGAAATATAATCAGAGCAACAAGTACAAGCATAAACTCCGGCCTTGACTCTGCAACTAATGCTGATGCGAATATAATTCTTTCTGGTTTGGCTGAGGTTGATGGTAATGGCTAGGCAGATTGAGCAAGCGCTAAACCAAAAGTTAAACACCTATGCAGCAGGCAAGGCTATTCCTGTTGAGTGGAATTTTTATAATGACGGCACCGAGCCAGTTATTAGCGGCTTGCACTTTCGCCAGAATCTACTTCCTGCTGAAACTGTAGTTGTAGGTATTGAAAACACAGGAGCTAATCAGCACCAGGGCGTTTATCAAGTTATGGTTTGCGGTAAGATTGGCGAACCTGCTGGGCCTTTGAAAGATGAGGTTGATGCTGTGCTAGCTGAGTTTAAACGAGGTCAGACTGTTAGTTATGGCGGAGTTACAACAAAAATAGAAAGTATTTATGAGTCACAGCCGTTGTATTCAGAGGCTTATGTGAAAATACCTGTAACCATTAACTATAAATCATTCATAGGTAACTAGATGACTATTGTTAGTGCGGAAAAGTTTGGCGAATTAACAAGGCAGTGGGCAAAAAAAACCGGTGAGGATTTGGAGAAAATCACTCGCGGATTCTGCATAAACTTATCGACCAGTGTCATTATTAAAACGCCTGTCGGTAATCCTGAGTTATGGAGTTCTCCTGCGCCTCATGGATATACCGGCGGCAGAGCAAGAAATAATTGGTTTCCATCACTTAATAATATCTCAAACAAGACAACCGAAAGAAAGGCTAAGACTGGTCAAGCGGCTGTCAACAGGGTTAAAGATAGAACATCTGGCTTAAAGGCTGGAGATACTTTTTATTTAACAAACAACCTCCCTTATATTCGCCGTTTAGAGTACGAGGGATGGTCAACTCAAGCGCCTGCTGGGATGGTTCGCATATCCATTTCAGAGGCGGAACAGTCACTAACTAAAGCAATTAATTCAATATAGGAAAATAAAATGAGTAACGTATTTACTAGCTCTGGCACCACTTACGCAATTTCAGCAGGTGAGCCAGCAACATACGATCAAGCTGGATTTGCAGCGCTTACTTTTACCGATGTGGCAGAAGTTACCGACATGGGCGAATATGGCGCAAGCTTTGAGGTTGTTTCTCATAGTCCATTGGCAACACGCCGCACAGTTAAGCGTAAAGGGACGGTGAATGATGGCGCTATGTCATTGCAGCTTGGTCGCGACCCTTCCGACGCTGGGCAGGCTATCTTGATTGCTGGTGTTGATGGCGCTGGGATTGATGTTGTTCACTCTCACAAAGTTACTTTGCCTGATGGCACTATCCAATACTTTACCGGTCAGATTTACAGCTACACGACCAATATCGGCTCATCTAACCAGATTGTTAGCGCTGCCGCTACGGTTGAGCTTGATAATAAAATTATTGAGGTTTAATTGATGTTTGATTTGTCGCAGCTTGATTATAAAACCTTCTCCGAGCAGGGTGTTGATGTTGAAATCCTGCATAGAGAAACTGGTGCAAAAACTGGTATCAAGATTAAAGTTCAAGGCTCTGATAGCATGGTTTACAAGAACGCAATGCTTGATAGTGCTAGGAAATCAAAACCAGACCAAAGCGCAGAAGATGCTGAAATGATTGGAGCTAAGATTTTGGCTAAAATCACTTTAGGCTGGGAAGGTTTGGCGGTCGACGGCTCTGAGATTGACTTTAGTCATGATACTGCGGTTGATATGTATTATCGCTTTCCATGGGTGGCTAATCAGGTTTTAGCGGCAGTTAATGATACTAAGCTTTTTTTAGTGAACGCCAACAGCAATTAGAGAAATACGCCAGCCATTTAGGCTGGTTAAACTCTACGCCTGAAAATTCTAAGCAGACGAGAATTCAGGCGCTTGGTGCTGGCTCCCAGTTTGCAAATATGCCGCATTGTGATAATGCTGAGCTTGTTAAAGTGTTTCACGACTTGGGGCTTGCTATTTATTCAGGTGAAGTGATGCCGCTGCCATTTTCAGAAATATCCTCATTCTCTCAAGCTGCTGGCATTAGGCTTAATTATTCCGAGGTGGTGACACTAAAGAAAATGTCTGAGCAGTTTGTAATCTGGTTAAACAAAGGCAAAAAACAGTCTTGTGATGCGCCATATTACAAAGACAACAGAACTACCGAGCAGATGCGGGCTGATGTTTCCGCTAAATTTAAGGCGTTGGCTAGGAAGAACAAATGACAGATAAATTAAGCCTTGCTTTAGGTGTAGAGACATCTGGAGTAAAGAAAGGCACTGATGAGCTTAATAAGTTTGGCAGTGCCGCTGATAGTGCCGGTGAGTCTGCTAAAGGCTTTGAAGATAAAGTAAAAAAGTCTGACGGAGCTGCCAGTGGCCTTGGTGGCAAGTCATTGCCTAAAGTTAATGCTGGTCTAGGTAAGTTTGTTAAGGGGCTAAAGCCAGCCAAGAACGCAACGCAATTACTTGCATTCCAGGCGCAAGATTTGGCCGTCCAGCTATCCATGGGTACTAGCTCGCTTGTTGCTTTCGGCCAGCAGGCTCCACAAGCCTTCTCAGCCTTCGGCCCGTCTGGCGCTGTTCTTGGTGCTATTGCTGGTGTTGGCTTTGCTTTAGCTGGGCCTTTGATGGCGGCTTTTGGCGATACCGAACAGGCCGCTAGCAGCTTTCAACAAAAGATTGACGGAGTAACTGATAGCCTTAAATCAACAAGGCTAGAGATCAATCTAGGGGCTCAGTCTTTACTTGCTAAGCAAATCAGGGAGGCTGACGAAGCCTACCAAGACCTTGCTACTAATGTAGGTCAAGAGACACAAGGCTTTTTAGGTGTTGATGTTGCGGCTGTAAAGGCCGGAGCTAAAACTGCTGAACAGGCCATGGATCAGGCTGTGGCTCATGAAAATGAGCAATTCAAGCGGCAGGAAGCTTTAAATGAATTAAAGCGCGAAGAAATTGAGTTAAACCTTCAAGCTGGCGAAACATTACAAACAGATGTTCCAGCAAACGCCTATGATTTTGAAGGTTTCTCAGTATCTGAATTCTTAGCAGATCAAGAGGCGGAGCTCGAGAGGTCTAGAAAGAGGCAGGAGGACGGTCTTGTTCGGCAGTTGGCGCGAGAGGATGCCTTGTGGCAGGCTCAATCTGAAAAGAATAAGCAAAGAATAAGGCAAGAGGCTGAGTTTAAAAAGCAGATGCAAAGGAATGAGCTAGCAGCAACTGCAAACCTATTTGGTAATCTTGCAGAGCTTGCCGCTCAGGGTGGTGAGGAATCATTCACACTATATAAACGCATGGCTCAAGCACAAGCTGGTGTTAGTGCTGGCTTGGCAATTCTTAACGCTTTGGCAGCAACCACAGGCAATCCCATATTGAATATGGCGCTTGCTGGAACCATTGGCGTCTTGGCTGGCGCTCAAATTGCAGCCATTGAACAGCAAACATATAGCGGCGCACGAGCAATGGGTGGGCAAGTATCGGGCGGCAATAGCTATCTAGTTGGTGAGATGGGGCCAGAAATCATTACAATGGGCGCTCAGGGTGGTTTTGTTACACCTAATCACAAACTAGGCGGTGAAAGTGTTACAATCGTCAATCAGATAGGCAATAACGTACAGCCTAATGTGCGCGCAGAGGTATTATCTATGCGCGGAGAAATCACCGGCATGGTTATGTCAGCAATGAAGGGCGCTAGACGATGACAATTGATATAGACGCAAAGCCAGACGCGGCAAAAATGGGTATTGCATACAACGTGCAAACTTTTAACAGCCAGTTGAATGGTGCGCAGCAATTTAAAGAGCTTCCCGGCTCTCGCTGGGTTGGTGAGCTTACTTGGTCGTCAAGACAGGGCCTCGAGGCTAGAGCGCTATCAGCCCAGCTTCAAAGTTTGCGCGGGCCTATTGATGATTTCCGTGTTGTGATGCCTGATAACGAGCGTCTAGGCACTGCTACTGGCTCCGGTGTTGTCAATGGTGCTGATCAAGTCGGCAGTGAAATCACAACTGGCGGCTGGGTGGCTAATCAGCCTATTTTGCTAGAAATTGGCGACTATTTCGAGATCAACGGCGAGTTAAAAATGGTCACTGAGCGCGCAGCAAGTGATGCAGGCGGAAATGCGACTATAAAATTTCAGCCGCCTATTAGAAAAAGCCCCGCTGATAATTCGCCCGTGGTTACCAGCGACCCAAAAATCACAATGCGACTAGTAGCGCCTCTAGCCTCTCACTCGCTATCTGCTCCAATTGTTTACGCCATTTCAATCAGTGCCGAGGAGGTTATTTAATGCCTCGCACTATTGATACGGGAACTATCCGAGCAATGTCTAAGATTGGCTATAAGCCTGTTATTTTGATTGAGATTCTAACGCCATCTTTAGATATTAGGCTAACCAGCAACATGCAAGACTTAACGTATAATTTCAATAATTATACAGCTGGTTTAATTGGTGGCATTAGCGCAATTCCTGAAACCATGGATTTGAAAGACTCGCAAATATCAATGATTCTTAGCGGCGTTGATCCAGCCATTAAAGCCGCAGTCGTTGCGCCTGACTTCATCAATAGCCCGGTAACTATTCGCGTCCAGTTTTTTAACGATCAATATAAGACGGCTGGCGATGGCTTTGTTTATTTCATCGGCTCAGCCGCCAGCCAAAATATAGCAAGCTCTAGCAGTTCTGAGATAACAATAGGATGCAGAAGCAGGATAGCAAGCTTAGGCAGACCGAGATCAGAGCGATACAGTGACCAAGAGCAGCAAGCAAAACACCCTGGCGACTTAGGTATGCAGTTTGCCTCTGAATTGGCGAGTCGTGATATTATATGGCCTGCTGCTGAGTGGTTTAAGGAGAATTCATAATGGTTATGGGGTTTGTGCGCAAAACTATCGACACGGCGTCTGATAGGCTTGCTGACATTGAGGATAGTTTAACAAATTCGGCAGATCAGATAGTTGATTCTGCCGGTGATTCTGGCCGAGCGCTTGGCCGTGGTGATTTAGGTGGAGCAGCTAGTGACCTGCTTTCAATTGGAGCGGAGGTTACAAACCTAGTAACAGGTGGTACGCTAAATGTTGCCTTTGATGCCTTTAAGGACTTTATAACGCCTGATATTCCCGCGCCAGATTTTCAAGATAGAAAGCAGCAGGTATCAAGCGCTAATGCACCCAGAAGAATGGTTTACGGTCGAGTAATGACTGCGGGCGTTGCTCGCTATACTGAATCCTCCGGCTCCAACGATAAATTCATTCATATAATCCATATCTTTGCTGCTCACACGTGCGAAGAAGTGGAAGAAATTTATTTCAATGGTGAGCTGGCATTTATTGGGACTGTTCCACAGGGCAAATTTGCTGGCAAAGCTACAGCTATTATTGAAACAGGAAAGCAAACAACTGCCAACGCGGCAATCGTTGCTGATACTCCATCTAATTGGGCTAACGACCATAAGCTTTTAGGCCATACTTATGTTTATTTTAAGCTTGAGTATGATACTGATGTATTTCGCTCAATACCTAAAATAACGGCAGTCGTTAAGGGTAAGGATGACATTTACGACCCTAGAACAGGCATAAGCGGGTGGACTGATAATCAGGCGCTTTGCTCTCTTGATTACCTGCAAAATGAATACGGATTCAGGGTTCCAGTCGGTGAAATCAACCTAGATAGCTTTTCAAACGGTGCAGACGTTGCTGATGAGCTTGTAGCCTCTGGCGTTGGAACTACTGAAAAGCGCTACACGGTAAACGGTACAATTTCAGTAGTCGATAATCCCATGTCTCCGCTTGATAATATGATGCAAGCAGGCATGTCGAGTATTAATTATATTCAGGGGCAGTTTGTTTTTGTTCCCGGTGTTTATGTTGCGCCAACAAGCCAAAGCTCTCTTGGCGACCCGGCAACATTCGACAGCACCACAGCATTCACATTTGACAGCGATATATGGCCAACCTTCGACCAAAGCTTTTTGCCTAACTATAAATTTACTGACGACGACCTAATAGGTGGTATTTCTTATACACCTTCTGGTGATGTAGATAGCCGAGTAAATGCTGTTCGCGGATCTTATATTGATCCGGAGCAAAATTTCGAGCCTGTTGATTTTGTTCAGTTGAATGTTCCAGCTTATGAGACTCAAGATAAAGAAATATTATTTGCTGACACTAAGTTTCAGTTTGTTAATTCTGGAACCAGAGCAAGACGACTGGCAAAGCTATTTATGGAGCGCTCGCGCTACGGTGTAAGACTGTCTGTTCGGTTTAAGGTTCGCGCTTTAGAATTTGGCGTTGGTGATCGCATAGAATTTGAATCTGTCAGTGAAGGTTTAACTAATCGCGTATATCGCATTGATGAGATAACGCCAAGCATTGATGGCGCTGATGTTTCTTTATCAGAAGATGCCGCTATTGTTTGGGATTGGGAAGAGGGGGACGCGCTAGAGGTTACGCCTCCGCCGGTTTTGAATTTGCCAGACCCTAATACTGTTCTAGCACCGACTGGTCTAGCTGTTTCTGAGTCTGTTTATATTGGCAACGATCAGAGCTCTTTAAAATCCCGCGTGACTATTGACTGGGATAATAACGATGTCATTCAGCGCTGGGAGGTTCAAGGCTCTTTTGACTCCGGCCCGTTTGTTGATTTGACTAGCTATGTTTCTACCAACTCATTTATTTTAGATGATGCTCAAATAGGTGACTGGGTATTCAGGGTTCGAGCTATAAATGGAATAGGCGCAAAATCCGCTTATACTTCTAGTGCTTTTACTACCAACGGGAAAACAACTGTTCCAGCGGCCATATCAGGCTTTGCGGGGACTAGGAGGCCAAACGGTGTGGAAATAAATTGGAATGAAGCAGCTGATCAAGATATTGCTTATTATGAGGTAAGAAATGGTGCTAGCTGGGCTGCGGGAACGCCTATTCGCCAACTAACTGGCAATGGCTTCTTGTGGGAGCCAGAAAGCCAGACGGTTAGCACACTATGGGTTAAGGCTTACGACAAGTCAGGCGGGGAATCTGCAACGGCTACAAGCTTAGTTGTTGGTACCGGCGCAACGGCGGTAACTTCTGATACCGGACCTATTGTAAATAATAAAGTTTCGTTTGCTGACAATACGAGCGGATACTATCTAGGCGATGAGGAATTCATTGTAGGTGACGCGTCCACATTTCTTAGCTTTAGCCCTACAACACAGTTTGACTTGGTTACGCCTGAGCTAACTATTACCGGCGGTGCAGCTAGCTTTAGCGGGACAATATCCACAGCCGACAATAGATTTCAGGTTAAAAATACTGGGGCAACTTCTGGTAGTATTGTTGTTATTGATGCAACCATAGGTGCAGCCAATAGTCATACAGCAATAAGCGCCACTGCTGACAATGGAACTGGGGCGGCTATAGGCTCAATCAATGGCACGGGCGCAATAGTATTGTCATCCTCATCAATTGGCGCAACTGTTACGAGTAATGGTACTAGCACAGAAGGCTTGATAGTTAGTGCAGAGCAAACTGGTTCGTCAGCACTAAGGGCAACAGGCAATATATACGGCGGAAGATTTACCGCAACAGCTGGGGCAGCTTCTGGTAATGCTGCTATGATAGCCAACGCCTCTGGCGGCGCTGCACACATCCAAATGCTAACAGAGCACACTATTTTTCCAGCTGCTCAAGATGGCGCAATAATAATAGGTAATAGCGCAAGTGGGGGCAATAATATTTATGTGCGAACTAATGGCCAGTGGCACGTTGTGCAATTAACAGGCAACTATAACGACGGAACAGCAATACCATAGGAATAAAACATGACAATACAAACAATAAACATAGGAACAACGCCTAATGACAATACGGGCGACGATCCAAGAACGGCTGGGCAGAAGTTAAATTCTAATTTCACAACCAGCACACACGCAGCCAGCCGAGACGTAGGCACAGCCTCTGGTAATGTGATGGAAGTTGGGGCGGGTGGTTTGTTAGGCAATGCAATACGCTGGGCAACAAATGACTTAAACGATATAAATAAAACTGGGTTTTACGATGCTGACGGTGGTGACACCAACCTGCCTAGTGGTGTCGGCGGTACAATAATTCACATTGAGAATTCAGCGGAAAACTCAGCAACTCAATATTTTGCAACCTTCGATAATAGCGGGCATTTCACACGAACAAAAACCACTGGCGTTGGTTGGGGGCCATGGCAAGAA